CGGCTTTTTCTAGCTTCTCTATGAAGAGTACTGAGTCAGCCGATGGAGCAAAAGAGTGGACTCTAGCGCAGAGGCAACATGATCCTAAAAAATTAGTAGAGTGGAAAACGGAAGAAAAACCCAGTTTTAAGGGTACTACTAGTAGTCATATTCACAGAGAGTCGGTTGCTCAATTTGCCCATAACGTAAGGGCTAATCAGAATAGTAATGGCTTAAGTAAAGAACAAATAGCTTGTATTAAGCTTCAAGGGCAGGGTGAAAGCAATGCTCGGATGATCTCAGATACCGGTAATACAATGTATGTCACCCCGGCTCTTGCCAGTGTGCCTGTAATCGGTCCAGTTATTTCAGCTCTCTGGTTTGGTCAAAGTCGCAAGGTTGCGGCGAATATGGGAAAAGATGTCGTTAACCAATTCAATGATTGCTAACCATGATTATTAAAGTTCTTGTCTACGTCAATACAGCCTTAATGGTTGGATTATTAGGCGGTGGTTTCTTCGGTTATCGTTATGTAACCAGCCCACAATTTGAAGAGCAAATTAAAAACAAATTTATTCCTAAAACCATCGAGAAAAAGATTCCACGAATGACAGGTCAAGCGGTACCTTGGAAATAGAAAAGATTGAAATAACGAAAGTTGGAATACCAAAAATAAATAGTCTCCCTACTACTCCTCAGATAACAAGAGAATTAGATGTAGAAAAGCCGGGGTTTGATTTTATCTTCCCGTTCTTTGAGCCGCTGCAATATAACCCTATAAAAATGCAAACTTTAAAAAAACCTCCTACCCCTGCACCCCCTGACGACAAATCTAAATCGCAAAAAACCAAGAGTAAATCTGATCTAGATACAGGTTTGATAGATACAGGGGAAATAGAAATTGAATGTCCGGCTAAAGATCAACAATACCGGTTAGGCGATATCCGAAATGCAAAGGCCAAAGAAAAGGTTATTGGATTTGAAGTTGTGGGGGATAAGTGCTTTGAGATATGGGGGCCAACCAATATTGCAGACAAATATCTCCCTAGTGCTTCAGTCGCATCAACGACGTTTGGAATAACAGTTGTGGCTACATCTGCGGCTACAATCACACCAATTTTAACCAAAGCATTGAAGCCAATATTCAAAAAATTAATAGCTAAAGTTAAAAAGTTAATCGGTAAAAAACAAAAAGTATTATCTACTTTTGAGCGTCAGAAGTTACAGAGAGATCGAAAGAAATAGGGTGAGTATGTTCAACATTTGGTGGTGTTACCACTTTCACGTCAGAGCATATCTTTGCCATTTCTCCAACAAAAATAGTACCTTCTCTGATGTGCTTTCCACATGTCGCGAGTCGGGACATTTCATAGTTCAACCGCTTTGACGCTAGGGATGCTTCATATAATTCGACTTGTCTTTGCATCCCAAGTCTGCACATCTTTTGGTATTTAAAAGATAAGGGTACGCTGAAAGTCATAGTAATTCCTCCATTTAAACTTGTGTTACTCTCTTGCATACCTGTTCTAACTTGTTCTGTTCTAAGTATCTTTGTAGGTTCATCAGGTTCACCATCTCCGACTGGGTTATTATCTGCATCAAAAGTTCCCTCTATATCTTTCGTTGAATAGATATTTCTGGAATAATATGGTTGATATGGCTGCCCATAACTATTGGTAGCACTAAGGAATGGTGATATATTTAATGTTGCTCCTTGGCATACTTGATTAGCACCTAGTTGATATTGAAACTGCCTTGAGGGAACTACCTGAACAGCTTGATTGACCACTGATCCAGTAGATTGACTAGAAGTATTAATACTTTGTGCGAAGGATTTAACAGGTAAAGTAATAAATAAGAGAGCTAAATAGAGATGCTTCATTGAAAAGTACTCGTACTGTCGCTGACACTTTCTATCGTTTGCTCCTCAATTATTTTTGTCATGCTGGCTATACCCGGAGTTTCTAGCGTTTCGTAATAACTGAAGGATCCACCTTCATCAACTATTGAATATTGAGGCTTAGTTGATAGATCTGGCATCACATAAGTTGTAGCTGTTCCTGATACTGTTCCGGGTGTTTTAACAAACCCCGAAGGCGCAATATTTGTTGTTGATGGTTTTACTCCGGAGCCACCGACTGTGAAAGTATATCCTGTTCTAAATTCATAGATAGTCATATCACGATTCAGTACACTTTTAGTTTCGGTGTGATTATTTAAAACTCCCTGTTGAAAATTTGGCACTATCTTTTCTGCTTTCGCCATAGAGGAGAAAGTTATAAATAGTAGAACTAATCTAATCAATTTTTATATCATTAATTATCTGACCAATCGCCTCAGATCCTGCGCCACCACTGGTCAAAGTTATTGCGGTATCAGTTATTGTTCCAGCTAAATCACCAGCAGTTCCCGCAAGAGTCGAAGTCTGCTCTGAGAAGTTGCCGACTGTTCCTACTGTTGGGGCAGAGCTACTCAAAGCGTCTCCTTGGAAAAAGGTTTGGCTGAAACTATAAGAATTTCCAGCAGTTTTTTGTGTAACTTCTAAGGAAGGAATTGAACCAACCCCCGAAGCAATAGTCAAAGATCCGAGTCCATCGCTAACGGCACTTCCTCCTGATGGTGTATAAGTCGTATCCACACCTGAACCGCTTACGGAATAACTCGTCCCTAGCCTCGTTGTTTGTGTTGCTGGAGCATTAACTTTTAAAGAAACTGATTTGGTGAGGGTGTGATGAATATCGGCCTTGACTGGGATAGCAGCAGCCAGCAAGAGCAAGGGGATTAGTAAGCGTTTCATGCGAGTTTGCCGTCACCCCCTATAGGGCGGTTTGTGATTGGATCAACCCTTTGGACCTCGGCTGGTTTAGCCGTTACTTCTAAAGGTTGTTTGACAATGATAGTTGTATATCCACCATTACCGGTTGGTGTCGCTCCATTACTTTCGCTTTCTTTCTTTTTCTTCTTATTGCCTCCAACACTAATACCAAACGTGGATGAAAGTAGGTTGCCCAAGAGACCGGCTGCAAAAGTCGTATCGATTCTCGGCTGATCAGGCGGGATGTCAATTCCGAATAGGCGAGTTGGCAATTTTACATATCCCAAGCTCAGAACTAGGATGCACCACCCAGTCAAAGTACAAGATATTACTGTGCTGCAAAGAAACATGATCTTCTCCTGATACTCAGGCTGATCATCAATAGCTAATACTTCTTGGACTTTTTCTTCTTTGATTTCTTTTTTGTCTTGTGGGTCTTGTACGGCATCCATCAAAGATAAGTGATAGTTACCTATTTACTTTAGCTCAATTCAGCTTGGTTGGTCTTCCTCGGGTTCGTCTGAAGTCTTGCCATGAAGTTGAGACTTGATCTGATCATGTTCCTTAGTTAGTTGAAGGAATATGTCTTTGACTTTCTCTGAGAATTTTTCATCTTCACTCTTCGATTCCTTATCCGAATCCATCTTGCTACATTTTAGATTTCAAGAGATTAAACTCTTTTTCCATCTTATTGAAGAACTTTTCAAGATTTTCTTCAGTTTTTGGTGAGTAGTTATCTGAAGTTTCAGCGTTAAAATCTCTTATTTCGCATAAATAGGAATCCCATTTAGCGCATTTAGCTGAGAAGTTCTCTCTTTTTGCAGCCTCCTCAGATTTAGATTTGGGGAAGAAAAATGCTGTCACGTTATTTATGGGCTAAGGTTTGGAACATACGTATCTACTAAAATTGCTAAGAAACTCTTCGTTGCCTTGTATACAAGTAATCAAATGATTAGTTGGACTCAGGGCAACAGAGTAAACTAGGTTGACTAGTAGATACGTAAGTACAATAGCTCATAGAAACGTAATGTCAAAGACATCAACGCCCCAAATAGTTGGTTACGCAAGGGTTAGTACAAAATCAGGGGAGCAACTCAGTTCTCTAGAAACACAGAAAAATAGGTTAAAGGCTGCGGGGGTAGAGAAAATCTATACCGATGTTGAAAGCGGTAGGTCTAACGGTAGAAAGGCTTTTAACCAGTTACTTCAATTAATTGATAAAAGAGCGATTAAAGAAATCGTCGTTACTAGGTACGACCGGTTGGGTAGAGACGCGACTTTTGTAGACGCTGCGTTGGTACTAGCGTCAAAAAAGAGAGTCGCAATTAGAACAATTGATACAGGATTAGTGGATACAGAGTCACCTGCTGGCTTTCTAATGTCACGGATCTCTACCAGTCTTGCCGAGATGGAAAGCAAGATGTTGAGTATGAGGATTAAAAAGGCTCTTGATCAAAGATGGAAAGACGGGAAAATCCCAAGAACCCGTATTCCGTGGGGCTACCACAAAGTTAAGAAGGGGGATAAAGATGCGATTGAGCTACACCCAATCGAAGGAGAGAAAGCAAAATTATTCTTAGAGCGTTTACGTGAACAGGGATACCGGTTTGGTAAGACAGTTAAAGAGTTTAATGATATTCCTTTAAAGACCTCTAGCAGTGTTCGCGCTTGGTTGACTAATCCTTTCTTACGTGGGGGTATTGGTTTTGGCTCAGATCACAAATACAGCTTTAAAAAAGTTGTCTGGGGTTTGCATGAACCGCTAATTAGGCATGAAGACTGGTATGCGATTGAACGGGTTTTGGAGTTTAATACGACTCTCTGGGGAGCTAATACAAAAATGAAACCCAAGCTTCTTTCAGGTATATGTTTCTGTTCTGAGTGCGGAAATAGACTTGCTTATTCCAGCCGGGTCAAAGAAACTCATACTTTAAACATGCGCTGCAATACCTTTAAGTGTGTTCATCATGCTAAGAGAGTTAACCATGAAATGATAGTTACTGCTATTAACTCAGCTTTAGCTAAACGATCAAAACAGTTAGCAGCTAAGACCGAGACAGAACCTTTAGAGGTAGGGAAACTTAGGAATGAAATAGATATGTTGACCAAATTAGATGATCCTGATCTAAAGGAAGCTATTAAGAGGAAGAAGGAAAAGATGACAGCTTTACTATTAAATGAATCGCCTATTTTGAAAGAACGTGCGAAATTGATGTCCGAGCCTTCTTTTTGGAAACACGCTTTGAGTCTCGATGACAACCGGCTACGCGAGATTTATCTCGAATTTGTTGTAAAGGTGGTGGCAAATCCGACTCAAGTGACTGAAGTTTCGCTTCGGATTTAGCTTTTTTGTAATCATCTATTAAAGATATAAGAGTATCTTTGATAGGCATAATTAGATGTACACACTGACTTAAAGACTGAAAAGCTATACTTTCTAGTGATCCTAGCTATGTTCATAGTGATACATTTTCTTCATAAATCCCTTAGAGTCACCTCCGGTTGAAACTTAGTTCGCCTCTTAGCGTTACGAAATTTACTTTTACCCTTCCTAATTTTTCTAGCACCCTCTAAAAAATCGACTGCTCTATGAATTTCGCCAGCCGTCGCCAAGCTAACTGACTTTCTAAGCATCCTTAGTACGATTGCTCTTGGTGATTCCTCCAAAGGAGATTAACCTAATTAAGTAGTTACAACTCTATCTAGTGAAGCTGTTAGATGCAATCGGTCAATACTTTGTTTATCGCTCACCTGATCCGTGGACTGGTTATGTCAACGGTCTTCGTCAGTTAACCAGTAAGAAGTTGCAGAAGTTAGCCGGTACTCGAACCCACTACAGCAAAAAGACTTTGATCGCTATGTTTCTTGCACAGTAGGGTCTTGAGGTTAAACAGGTTTCTTTACGAATACGTTTTGTCCTCCATTTAGCCAACCAATACAACCGGTGTCTACAGGGATTTCAGGGGGTGCGGTTTCTTGTGTTGTATAAAAGCGGTGTGAACAGATAAGGCACTGCCGTCGTCTTACGATTAAATCGTTTTTATCTTTTTTCGTAAGAACTACTTTTGTTAAAAAAGCTCCGCAATCTGGACATGCTGGCGGTGGGCAATTTGCAGGAGGTCTCATAAATCCTCCGCTAGTTGGATTGTGCTTTGGCTCTGTGTTTCAGGCATTTTTGAGGTATCCCAAAGTACTTGGTAGTAGTAATAAGCTCGGTTTAATCTGTTTGATTTCTGGTCACAGTCCATAACAGTGCCGTACTTATAACTGCCGAAGTATCTCTTTTTAACGCGGTCTCCGATTTGATACTTCTGACCGATTCGGGTGTACTTAGTCATTTCGCGTCACCCCACGATTCTCCATAATTCCCTTCCGCGATGAGGTCTACTTCGTCACCAAATATCTCTTTTCCTGCCTCTTCCATGACTTTTTTAGCCATTTCGAGGACTTTTTCGGCCTTATCGCGCTCACATTCAATCACGACCTCATCGTGGATTTGAGCAATCAATCGTGCAGTTTTATCAATACCCGGTAGTCGGTCATAAATGACTGCCATCGCTAATTTGACGACACTGGCGCAACTTCCTTGCACTGTGTTATTGGCGAATGTCGTATGTTTTGAAGCTTCACCATGTAGAAAACGACGACGACCATCAACCATTCTGACTGCTTCTCCTCGATCCACGCGGTTACGACATTCTTTATGCCACTCAGCAATTTTTGGATATGCCTGTAACCACGCTTTAAGAAATTTTTCTCCCTCCTCGTAACTAATAATTTGCCCGAGTGACGCGAAATAATTAACGAGTCCTTGTGGGCCTGAGCCATACGCACAACCGAAGTTACAGGCTTTTGACTGTCTTCGTTCCTCATCAGTTACTTCAACCTCCTTTTTGTTAAACATTAGTGAAGCAGTGCGTCTATGAATATCAACACCGGCGTTAAAGGCATCCATCATTTGTTTCTCGTTGGCAATGCGTGGAGAACAAAGAGCCCTAAGTTCCATACCTCCGTAATCCAAAACAACTAACAGTCTTCCCTTTATAACCTTGAATAAATAGCGCATATCAATTTGATTGAATCTCGAATGAATACGGCCTGTTTCTTCGACTTGATGTTTGATTAGGGTCTTGCACATTTGGAGTTGCTTATCTGCTTTCTTCCATCTGAGATAAGTGTCAACTAACCTTCTTTCTCTAAACTCGGCTAGGAGTTTTTGATCAAGGCTTGGTTTGCCTTCCTTATCTACCGGTTGAATATCAATTACTTTCCAGTATTCAAGTGTTTGTTTGGCAGATCCGCAGTTGTAGCCAGCGTATTTCTTAGTGCCGAGTCTGATACTACCTGTTGTTGACTTTCTGAGATTGAAACTTCCATCTTCATTTCGCGGTACTCCATCATGTCCCACATCCATTAGCTCACCATCTAGGTCTTCGATATAAGCGGATTTGGTTGACTCGCTTGTTTCGATTAGATCTTCAACTTGCTTATCCATTGCATACCGGTCCATACGAAAACCGGTTGCTTCCATCTGAATTGTTGCTTTAACTGCGCGGCACTCAATCTCGTAAGCGGTTGATAAATCCTCTGCCTTAATGCGCTTTAGCATTTTTAGGCAGCATTTATATGTGTACTCAACGTCTTTCATTGCATAATCTTTATCCGCTTCATTCAGTTGGGCACTCATCCAATCTTGAGCTTGGAGAGTTTTATCCATGACGACGGATAATTCTCTCTTGGCTACTTCGGATAGCTTGTGACTAATACTCGGTATTCCATTGTTTAATAAGTAACTTTGAAACATGGTGTCATGGATCTTTCCTTTGATATCAATGCCACATCCTTGTAATACCCGTAGATCAAAGTTCGCGTTGTGGAAAACAATTACTAACTTAGGGTCTTGAAGGAACTCAGTTAATGTTGTCCAATCTGATGCGGTCAGGTCAAATGTATCTAAATAAAAGGAGTATGTAGGACTATAAAATTGAATTAATCGGACACTTCCCTTGCCATTAAAGGCGTGGGGAATTAAAGCAGTCTCAGTATCAAGCGCGAAGGATCTACCCAAGCGTTTTAGCTTGTTGAATAATACAAATCTTTCCATTGTTTACTCCTCTAAAACTCGCATTTTCTTTAAGTGAGGACTCTTGCCTCTCCAGTCTTCTTTATCCATTCGTTTCTTCCATTCCTGACCAAATATTTCATAAAGGTCTTCGTCATCCCTATCCCAACCTGTATTCCCACCCCACTTTTTATCTCTCAGTAAGACTAGGATTTTTGTGATTTGATCAAGAGTGAGATCCATTACTTAACCTCCCTTTTTAAAGCTTTTCTCATTGCGTATTCGTAGAAGTACGCGGCTATTGTTTTTCTTAGACGCGGTGTTTCTCGGTCTTTAGAAGTGACCTTAGTTTCAGCAATTAACCGGTCTAGTTCATCGTCAGTCAGGGTCTCGACCTGATCTAGTTCTATATCCCGCTTTAGTAAGTAAGAGGAAAAATAGTGAGATTCTTGCATGGGTACTTCCCTATGCAGTTGATCTTCAGTCATGTAATGGGATGTTATGAAAGTCATAATAGTTTTTCGAGCTTAGAACGGATGTCATCGTTAGGGTCTTGTTCACAATCAGTTTCTTCTTTTGCCTGTTCTAGGTATATAGCAACAGTTTCAGCAGTTATTTCCTTACCAGCTTTCTGAAATTCACAGATATTAGATAGCTGATCTTTAATCAGTATCAAAGTGGTTATATCACTCTGCAACTCAGCAAGGTCTTGTTGAAAAGCCCAATACATTTCTTGGTCTTCACTGCTTAAAGGTGCTCCGACAACATATTTATTGAGTGTCGCGTATAACTCATGTAAGCGACATCGGCTTTGGAGTAGGAAGACTTCTAAGAAGTCAAGAGATTTAGCCTTCATTAGTGAAGGTTTATATACGTCTGCGTGTCTTGCTGCATTTAAAATGCGGCGTTTGTCTTTTTCGTTCATAGAGTAGATACCTCCTCGTACTCATTAAAAATCCAGTCATCGTATTTCTTCGCTTTTATCGCTGCTTTAGTTTCTAGGTAATCACGAACAGCTTCTCTAATTAGTTGGGAAACAGGTAAACCAGTCTCTTCTTTAATCTCTAAGAGCCTTTGATTTTGATTCTCGTATAGCCGAGTCGTACATGTGATCATTTTCATCACGCCACCTCCGTCTCATTAGGTTTAATGATGTCAAAAGCTTTCTTTGCTTTTTCCCTTTCTTCTCTAGCTACGTCAAGAGAAGCTTTTTTCTTAGCAAACTCGGAACAGACTTCTAATACTTCTTTTTGAGCATCTGAATAAGCCTCCTGTAGAAACTCATAATTCCTGTCATTGTCATCATCAATATTATCGGGGTTTAGATGATCAGCTATATATAAAACCTTTTCTAACTCATAAAAGTTTGTAGAAGCCTGATGAACTTTTTTGTACTGTAAGTCTTTGTCCAACCAATCTTGGCGAGCGTTTCGCCATTCCTGAGAATTTGTAGGCATGAGATGTACTCCATGTATGTGGGGCGATGTTTTATCGCTTGTTTTGAACATACTTACTTAATTGCCATTCGTCAACCTAATCACCTAATAACTTGCGTACCTAGACTAATCGCCTTAGTATCCGATTCCCGAGAGAACATAAAATTTGAAGGAAACTGAAGCACCCGAGATACTTAAAGATCTAGGCCCACTCAACGGTTTAGCGGGAGATGCAAGATTCTTACCAGTACAAGGAAAGAAACCTTATGGGGGCGGTGGAGACGCAACAAACTGGAACCGCAACCCCGCAAAGTGGTTAACGGCTCCACAAATATTTGAGTCAAGAGCGTTAGGCAAATATCCTTCAATTGGATTAATGACTGGTAGTAGAGTTGGTCACTATTGCTGGCTTGACTTTGATGGGAAGGACGTTGATGAGCATACAGGCGAGATTATTTGTGGTAAACATACATTTAACGAACTAACTGATTACCAACTAACTAGAGAAGATCTACTCAAGCACTACAAATCACCGGTCAATATCAGTGGTAAGAAGGATCGGATGCGTATTCTTTATCGAATACCAGCGAAATATAGAGAGGATTTATCTAGCCAGTCTTATGACAATGGAAAACTAGAAATTATCTATGAACATGATGAGCGCGGCCAAAGACATGGTGTCATCGAGGGTTATCATCCCGACGGAAAAGAAGACGGACAAGAACTTTATTACAGATGGTTAGAGGGCTATACCCCAGATGATTTAGAAGTCGCCGATTTACCTGAACCAATTATTGAAGGTTGGTTAAAGCATATAAAAGAGAATACAAAAGAGGAGAAGCCTACAGATAATGGACCAACTTTCTTTGATTACCTGAGTCCGGGGGAACAAAAGAAATTACTTTATGAAATGATGGAGTATTGGCCTTACCGCGATGCTAATGGAGGCGTTTATGACAAGTTAAAGCGTCTAGTTTTAAGTCTTTGGCGAGGTATTGGTGATAGAGAAATTTTTGAACAGTGGTTAGTTGGCAGTCCTTGGGATCTTAAATGTGATTGGGACGGCACTAAATACAACAGACCACAAAACAGAGTTAATGGAGGTTGTCTAGTTAGTTTCGCTGAGTCGTTATTAGCCAGTAAAAGTGATGAAAAAGTCGCAAAATGGGGCGCGGCGTGGTCATTAGCAGAGAAAAACGGTTGGGAATTACCCAAATGGGCGAAACATTGCCTCCCTCCGAAGATCTTGGCAGAGGGTGTCATTGAAAAGTCAGCTAAGATGACAGTAGAATTAAGAGAAGTTATACAAAAAGTAGAGGACAGCGATATCTCACCTTCTCAACGTCTAGTCGTTATGCAGAATTTGAGAAAAGAACTGAAGATAAGTAAGCCCGATTTCACGCAAGTTATTACAGCACTTCAGACAGAAGTAGATGGCAATCCAAAGAGATTGATGACTGCTAGAGAAATGATGAAAGAGAAGAGAGAAACAGAGGTTTTAGTGCCAAGACTATTAGCAAAAGGATCACTTACTCTTCTAGCTGCTGATTCTGGCTGTGGTAAGAGTGCTTTTCTTTACCGATTAACAGAGGCGATAACAACCGGTACTAAGTTTGCAGGGGGTTTTGATGTTTCTAAGATATGCAAAGTTCTAATTATTCAAAAAGATGAGCCTATAAACGACACCGAGAAGAAATGGACACTACAGAGTCTTCAACATGATCAAGATCTGACATTTATACAACATGAATTTCATCCGGGGATGCTTCCTGAACTAAAAAGAGATATAGAGGAAAGCGGTGCAGAGCTAATTTTGATGGATAGCTTTTTAACTTTATTTGGTGGAACTACAAATATGAATGACCCAGAGATGGGGCTATATATTTACATGCTTAACAAGATGGCTAGTGACTTAAATGTGTGCATCATTATGACTCACCATTTAAGGAAGGATCAGAGTAAGGAGAGACCGGGTGAATTACCAGTAACAAGACCGGTAACTAAGGCAGATTTATACGGCTCAACCTATTTAGTTGCTGGAGCTTCAACAGTATTTGGTATGTATAAGGAGTATGAGCAGGGAATGACCCTAGAACAAGCAAAAGATTACCCAAAAATCGCATTAAAAGTACTAAAAAACCGTAATGGGGTATGCGAAACGGGTGAAAAGTTCATTTTTCAGGGCTGCGCGGAGGATATGAGCTTCGAGTTCGAGTCATTTAACGGAGGTACACATACTTTAAGTGACTTGGACAAGTTGAGAGATCAGATCTTAAAAATATTGAGTGGGAGGATTGAACCTGAGACAGCTTTAACTCTTGATGAGTTGCGTGGATTGTTGAAGGGTAGTTTTTCAGCAGGTGCAATTCGCAAAGAGGCGATGTCATTACTCCAAAACGCAGTGAAGACAGGCATTGTTAGGTATAAGGAGAAGAAAAGCAAGGCTGCTGGAAGACCATCTTGGAGGTATTACAAACCAGTTTAAAAAAGTTTTGGGTGTCAGGTTATTGGCGCACAATGGTATTTTTTTCGCTGTAATCGACTGGGGTGGAAGGGATTAGAGGATGCGCATAATTATTGCTGGTAATTGTGCGTATCGTGAAATCAATTGCGGTGGAAGGTATTACAGCGAAATTAATATAATTAACACACTATAGAGAAGACGTACCCTACTAATTATTTTCTAAGTAACTGAGTAAGAAATGTTACATGGTAAGCACTTCATAGTAACTCTGTTACTATAAGTACGTACTTACATACATCTAATAACATTACATACCAGCATTATGAGTCCAACTATTACTCACGCTGATCCGATATCTCCAAGCGAAGAGTTTGATTTTCTAGGTAACTTATCTTTCGGTAGAAAGCAGTTCAGCTTATCTTTCAGTGTTTTTTCCAGACAATATTCTCAACCTGAGTTAATCACCTTAGCTAGGTTAGTTCTCGACACTAACGCTTTGCATAGTTCACAGATCTCAGGATTCCAAAGAGATACGTTAAGAGATCCTAGTCCTAAGTTATTGTTTGCTTTAGGTCTAATTATGGAAGCTATCGCAAGGACTCAAGGAGTAAAAGGTTTGCCCAAGGGTGTAAAGATACCAGCTACTAAAGATAATCTATGGCGAGAAAAGCAATACATGAGAAACGCTGACGGTACTCCAATGGGACCACTTGATATGTTTGCTACATTCGCAGGTCTCGCAGACTTAGGGATTACAAAGGATAAGACAATACCAGTCAGGAAAGAGAAAGCGGTTGCCAAGAATCTCGGGAAGTATATGAGGCTAGCTTTAGCCAAAGCAGATATAGATTATGTCTCTGAAATTGTCAGCTTGAAGAAGAAGTCAAAGACTATCGAGAAACTTGTGATGGCTAAACCAGTATCAGGAGCAGCTATTGTTCAAGATCTACCAGCTTTAGCGAAATTAGCTAATCAAGGTGAAGAAGATCTATGGGGTATAGCCATTTTGCCATTCCTCAGTTAGGGTGTACGTAAGTATTTAAGTTAAACAAGTGTCAGACATCCCGATAAAGACGCGAGAGATGCGAGCAGAGCAGAAGTTACATCATTGGAGTAGTGCTAAAAGACAACGTACTCTGAGCTTGACTGACGCAGTGTGGGAGCAGATTTCAGATCTAGCGGAAGATCATAAGATAAACCGGTCAGAGGTAATTGAGATTATTGCCCGTATCGCAACTGATAGCAAAGATAACTTAATAGAAAAGCGTTTGGAACTTTTGGAATCCGCAGATAGTTAACCTAATTACATTACTAAGTGATTGCGTAATTACTTAATTACATATACACTAAGTAAGCCAAACATCGAGCAATTCGCTCCACTAGCAAATTCATGGGCTTACTAAGTCAAGAGTCAAAAGACGCTTTCGCAAATCGTCAAGCTAACGCCGGTTCAGGTAGTAGCAGATATTTAAAAACCAGTGAACTATCAGAAGAAGGTACTCGGATTACCTTTCTAGGTGACGAAAAACATACGATTCGTGGTTACGGAACTTTTCTAGATAGAAAAGGTGGCGGTAAAATGGTTAAAATCCATACTCCAGAACTGCTATCTCTATCTGAGTTAAAGGAAAAAGCTAACGAACTTGGCGCAGTTGAGCCAACACAGCAACAACGTGAGTTCTATGCTTTTACTATCTATAACTATGATGCTGAAGCAATCCAGATCTTTGAGTTTAATCAATCTGGTTTAATTACCGGTATCGTTTCCTTTTTAACCGACGAGGATGTGGAGGGTAGTGAAGAAGAATATGATATGAAGCTAACTCGTACTAAAACAGGTAAAGATCCTAGAGATGTTCGCTACACAGCAACACCATTAGCCAGCGGTAAGAGAAAGCAAAAAGAGATGAAGAAGAAGATTGAGAAAG